TCGGATCGCAAAGGGCATCGAGAAAGAGGTGCTTCAGCGCGCCCAACCTTTCATCGTTCCCATTGCGAACTGGTCGCGCGAAGCGGTCCACCCCGTTGACCAGCCGCTGAACACCGTCACGGCCTGGCCGAAGGGCGGCGCGTTCTCCGTTGCCACCCCGACGCTGATCCAAGTCGGCTACGGCGAGCGCGACGGACAGGCTCCGCGCGTCCTTGAACTGGATGAACCGCTCGGCACCGTGGTCGCCGGCGGCGTGAAGCACGCGCTTGCCGCCGCCCACCTGGTGAAATTCCGGTTCGACGCCACCGGTGCTCCGGTCGACGAGCCGATGCCGACGATCACCAGCGGCGGCGAGTGCAAGCGCCCGGCCGGCGCGGCGCACGCCCTGGGCTTGGCCAGCGCGGTCTTGGTCGGTGTCGGCGGCCGCGCCGGCCAAACTGAGCCGCGCTCGGTCGCCGAGCCGATGTACACCATCACAGCGAAAGCTGACTGCGGAGTGGCCACCGCGTTCATGGTCCAGGCCAACGGGGGCTACAACACCACCCACAGCCGCCCGGCCGACGCCCCGATCAGCACTATCACGAACAAGGGCAGTCAGCAGCAGCTTGCCACGGCACACCTGGTAACGCTGCGGAAAGGATCGCATGGCGCCCCGGTGGACGGACCGCTGGGCACGCAAACCGGCACGGACCACCACGGCCTGGTCAGCGCCCTGCTGGTGACGAATACCACCGGCCACAGCAGCACGCCGGCGGACCAGCCGACGCCTACCGTGGCAACCGGCGGTCACCACATGCTGGTCACGCCGGAAATGATCGCCGGCAGCCTCACACCCGAGCAATTGGACGGCGCGCTGTGGGTGTCGGCGTTCCTTATGCGCTACCACTCGACCGGCGGGCAGTGGGCGAAGCTGGACGATCCGCTGACCACGATCACCACCAAGGACCGCTTGGCGCTGGTCACGGTCTGGATCAGCGGTAGCCCCTACGTGATCGTCGACATCCGCCTGCGAATGCTGAAACCGCGTGAGTTGTATCGCGCCCAGGGCTTCCCCGACAGCTACATCATCGAGCGGGGCCACAACGGGCAGCGGTTCACTCTATCCCAGCAGGTCCACATGTGCGGCAACAGCGTGAGCCCGAACACGATGGCCGCATACGCCCGGGCAAACGACCCATGGAAGCGGCGGCTACGGCCGACGCCGCAACAGGCGGTGGCAGCATGAACACTGAGCAGTTCATCCGGGAGTCCGCCGCGCGCGGGTTTTCCCGCCGCGCCACCCGGCTAGCCCTGGGCATTGGCCCCTGGGTCTTCCGCGAAATGTTGACCCTGATGCCGGATATCGAGTGGCCGGCGAAGGGCCAGTCACTGGACCACAAGCGGGCCAACTCGCAGAAACGGGGCCACTGCACGCCAGCACTCGCCCGCGCGCTGGACCAGGCCCGCCAGGCACGCAAGGACAAACACACCCACACCGTTCGCGGCAGGACCGGAACCATAGAGGAACTGGTGGAGACGCTGCCGAGCCCTGTCTCGGCTAGCACCGTCCGCAGGCGGCTCGCCGGAGGCATGCCGCTCGAGGAAGCCCTCCTCACCCCAGCAACTCCGCCTTTCAGCTACTACAAACGGGAGAATCCCGATGATCAAGAATGATTCACAGGGTCCTTCATGCACTTGCCCGAGTGGCGACGGATCCCTCGTCCATCCGTGCCCGGCACATCCTGCGGTAGAGCAGGCAGGCGGGGATGAGCGCGCCAAGTTCGAATACTGGGCCAGTGATGAAGGAATCTACCCGAAGGCGGTTGAGCGCTCCGGCAACTGTTACAAACTGGCGCAGACGCAATCGTACTGGATGGCCTGGCAAGCCCGCGCCGCCCTGGCGCAACCCTCCCCAGCGCAGACGCAACCCTCTCCGGCCCCAACCCTGCGTGCCGCCATTGATGTAGCCAACGACCGGTTCGAAGTGCCTGTAGCGAAGTGGGGGACCGACCTGGTAGGGGAAGAGGAGCGGCCGGAGGTTGTGGCGTACTTCGACCGAAACTATCCAAGCACCGGCGATGCCTTCATCTGGGCGAACTATGAGGGAAGCCCATACGAGCCAGTGATGACCGTCGCCCAGCACGCCCGCATCGTCGGGGCGCTGCGGGCGGAGAACGCGAAGCTGAGTGAGGACCTGAACCGCCTGTCTATCATTCGCGCCAGGCTGAATCTGAGACTCGACTTCGCCCTGGACAAGATCTCGAAGCTTGAAAGCCGCTGGCCGCACGGTGAGTCTCCGGAAGAACGGTTCGAGCACTACATATCGAACACCATTGACAGAGCACCGGAGCCACTGCGCCGCCTCGGCAATTGGTTGTGCCACGTTCTAGACGAAGACCAGTGGACAACCGCTGAGCGGATGCTCACGGGTGCTTGTGTCGCAGCGGAAGAACGAGCCGCGGCACAAACTCAGCACAGCGTGCCGGAGGGCTGGAAGCTGGTTCCGGTAGAGCCGACCGAAGACGTACTCGAAGCGATACACAACGGCGGTTATGTCGGCGATGACCAAGAACTGCGTTGGTTTTACCAATCCATACTCGCCGCCGCGCCGGCACCGGGAGGTGAGTGATGCCCGTCTTCGAAGTGGTGAGCGGAGGTGACCGCCGCAGCCTGATGAAGCGCTTCGAGCGCAAGAGCAAGCAGCAGGCTATCAGCGAACTGGTGGACTTCCATCTGCTGAACTGCGCCCGGATCGAGAAACTGGAGCGCGCCCTACAGACGGTTGTCAACGCTGCCGACCATGGATCGTGGCCGACTACCGTTATGCACGGCATCGAGGTGGCGCGCGCTATGCTCGCCGCCGCGCCCGGCAAGGAGGGAGTATGATGGGCTACATAAACCCACTACTGCAACTTCCTGCCGGGCAGGCTCTGCTTCAGCTTCCTGCGGAAGATAAGGCCAGGATTGAGGCGGTAATGCGAGAGCTACGTGTCCAGGCGAACACCGAGGCGGAGAACGCTTGGCGCCGCCGGAAGGGGCCGATGGCCGCATACTGGCGAGCGGTTTCCACGTACGCCCGGCACATCGCCCACGCCCTTTCCAACAGCAATAAGACGGAGGGGGGCGACAATGCGTAGAGCACTGACTGCCCTCGGTATCATCGCCGCCATCGCCTTATTGGTCGTGGTCGCAGGGAAGGCACTCCCTCTGGCAGCCGTTTTACTCTCCTGGGAAGTGGGGTGCATGTGATGGCTGTCGAGATCGAGCGGTACCTTCGCGAAGCCCAGGTACTGGAGTTCACCACACTTTCGCATGCCACGCTGTGGAGAGAAGTTAAAGCAGGTCGCTTCCCGAAGCCGGTTCGACTCTCTCCCGGCCGCGTGGGATGGAAGGCATCTGAAATTGCACGCTGGATGAGCGACCCGGAAGGGTACAAGCAACTTGAGGCGGCTTAGCCGCCTCAAGGCTTTACCTTGGCGACCTTCATCAGCCAGGTCGCCCACACTCTTAACCCCTCACGCTTTTCCTTGAAGTAGTCATAACGGTCATAGTGCTTAGACGACACATCGTTGAAGGCATGCCCCTGTATACGATCGCGCGTTTCCTTACTGATCCCAGCGACACCCATTAAAGTCTTGCACGTCCTGCGTATATCTCTCAGCGTAAACGGCCCGTCGAACTTATCAGGATGGCGTCGGTAGAGCTTTGTGACTGCCCGAGAGAGTGATTGCACGTTGATCGACTCGTTTTCATAACGCCCCATGAACGGATATGCCGCCTCACCACTGATCGGCTCCAGCCGAGCGAGACAGGCTTTGCTCAGTACATTGAAAGGCACCAGGTGAATCTGCCGCTCCCCTTCGACTCCTTTCAAGCTCCGGATGGCAAAGTGATCCTTCTGAAACATTCGACGATCCGACCCCAGCAACTGCTCAGGTCGCTGCCCTCCGGACGCAATCAGGAACTTGATCAACTCAGCCGTGACTAGGCTGAGCTGCTCCGGAAGCAGGTTCCAGAGTGTCGCAAGTTCCTTGGCGGAGAGGGCACGCTGCCCTGCGCGCTCCCAGTCCTCCTGCACAGGAATGCTTGCTACAGGGTTGTATTTGAGTCCGAACTTAACCGAGGTGCTACCGTAGCTGCGCGGATTGAATTCCTGGCCCAGCCCATGCTGATAGGCCGCGTGCAGACTGGAGCGGACCCGGTTGCAGTAGGTCGTCACTCCATCGCCGATCATCTTGGCCAGGATATCGCGTATGTCCCCTGGCTCTATCTCACTGGCCGCCCGCTTCGCCAGATGCGGCCATGGCCCGGTGACATACTTCTTCATCGCCCACCGAACATTGCCGGCTGACGCTGCGCCCTCGGCGTCCAGCTTACCCAAGTAGGACTCGATCAGCTCGGCCAACGATCCATCACCCTCAGAACTCGGGGTCTGCTGCCGGACCTTCTCGCGCGCCTCAGCCAAGCTAAGTGCGGGCCAGGTCCCGAGTTTTCGCTGCCTCTTTTTCCCCTGAACGTGCCACTGGTAGTAAAACTCCTTCGTGCCGTTCTCCCGCACCTTTAGGAGCAGCACACCTTCTCCGCGAGCACCGCGGCCATCCGACTTGACGTAGTCGCGCCCTGGCTCTGGCTTGAGCGAGCGGACTTGTTTATCTGTGAGCATTGGTGACAGTATCCAGTGACAGTTAGCTCGAACTAAGGCGCCCCATATTGATATAAGGCGATACACCCGAACGAGCCAAAACCCTTGTACGGCGGGCATTGTAGCCCTATTGGATACCGCCAGGTAAATACTGATATTTCAGCCGATACAGATTCCCAAGCTCATGACGAGGGTTCGATTCCCTTCGCCCGCTCCAGATCACCCTGCCAAGCCCCTGAAATGCCTAGCGTTTCGGGGGCTTTGCTTTTTTGGGGATCGGAAACGTGTCGAAAAAGTGTCGATAATGCATCCGTAGCCATCGCGAAAAGGAATCCCCACATGCATTACCTTTGCGGCAAACAGATAAAGATCGGCGATGCAGTCTTAATTGAATCCGGCCAAACAACTGGAACCGTTGAGGCAATAATCGTCACAGCCGAAGACATGAACCAATGGCAAGTCAACGAGCCAGGAATTCTCGTTAAAGCAGACCCGTTTGGCCTTGTATTCTGGCCACAGAGCGATCCCGACCCTGTGCTATTGCAGCCTACCCAACACGGATAACGTTAAGCGGATTCAATTTCACAGCTTCGGATAGATGCTCTTCCGATAGATGCGCATATCGCATCGTCATCGATAACGAGGCGTGCCCCAGGATGTGCTGCAACGTCACGATGTGCCCGCCGTTCATGATGAAGTGACTGGCGAACGTGTGGCGCAGTACGTGGCTGGCCTGCCCCTTCGGCAGCTTGATGGAGGTCGACAGCAGCACCAGGCGGAACACGCCAAGGCAGTTCGTGAACGGCCCGTGGGTCTGCCAATGCCGGCGAAGGTCGGCGCCCAATTCTTCCGAGATCGGCACCGAGCGCACACGCTTGGACTTAGTGTTGGCGAAGATCACCGTATTACCTTTCAGACGTTCCGGCGTCAGCGCCTGAGCCTCACCCCATCGAGCCCCTGTCGCGAGGCAGATACGAGCGACCATCTTCGGATGTGGCGACGTGGTGCGCGCATCCAGGGCCGTAAGCAGTTCGGACACCTGATGCTTGGTCAGGTACGACAGCGGTCTTTCCTGAAGCTTGAGCGGCCGCATGCGCCCTACCGGATTCTCATAGTCAATGACGCCGAGTTGGCGCAATTCGTTGTACATGGACTTGAGGTAGCCAAGACGGTTGTTCGCGGTCTTGCCCGACATGCCATTGGCTATCTGTCGGCTACGCAACCGAGCCACTTTCGCAGGCTCCAGGGAGACAGCGACCGGGTCGCCCAGGTCCTTTGCCACCAACCGCAGAATCGCCACGCAACGATGCCCGTTGCTCAGGGTCTGGCCGTGCAGTTCATACCAGAGTTCGACCAACTCCGAGAGACGCCGACGGTCCTTCGGCCTGAGCGTCCAGCAGGGATTTTCCGCACACTTCTGACGCGCGGTGGCCTCGAATTGCTGCGCCTCCATCTTGGTCTTGAACCGCTTGCGAAAGCGCTTGCCCTTGATCGGTTCTACATCGACGAACCAACGGCCATCGGGGAGCTTGGTGATCGACATTAGACGGCATACCCCCGCCGCAGATACCGATCACACATCAGCTTGTGTATGTGCCTTTCCAGATCGCGACGAGTCCAACCCTTGGCGAGATAGTGGTCTTCGATAACGTGCCAGAACTCCAATTTGCGGGCGGACTCAATAGCCTTTTTTGCCGGGACACGCTCCCGCGCGATCAGGCTCACGAACTGGCCAAGGAACATCTCGCAGTTGCGCCCGCTGAAGCCCTTGGCGGTCTTGTAGTAGCGCCGATACTCGGTGCGCTCGATCAGCGGATCGCACTCGACTTGGACACGGGCGTCCTGGCTGATCAGGCTCCAGAACGGATCGTAGACCGCCGTCCGGCTCAGCAGCTTGAAGCTTTCGCAGGCGTAGTTCCACAGTCCTTGCAGATGCGGGCAGAGGCCCTCATAGGTGCGGCAGCCAATGACCTCCCCCGAGGCCATACGCGAGCCTTCGGAGAACTGCTGGACGATGGAGTGATGGAAGCGGAATTCGAGCCGCCAGACCGTTTCCAGGGGGTTATAGGCCGGGTCGCCATCGCCGAACGGATCCCCGTTCAGGGTTGCCCACACGCTTTCCCAATAGTCGAGCTTGTCGGTGGCCCGAGCCTGGAGGGTCTTGTTATAGATCGACAGTTGCAGACCGTTGGCCGAGCCGAACATGTACGTCTCGCCACGCCCGTAGACCGAGGCGTTGCCGTCGAACTCGATCCGCTCGATCCCGCTGATCTGGCGCACCCGACGCGAGCGACAATGCATGCGATCCACCAGATCGCGAGGCGGTTTCCAGCCTTGTACGTCCAGGGCGATATGCACAGCGGCTTGGTTGGTTTCGCAGTGACTCAGCACGGCAGCGGCCAAATCATCCAGCACGCCCTGGAGGATGCGCGGATCGGCGCCATCGAGGGCGTGAGGCGATACCTCGATCTTGAGGTGCGAGCCAATGGTGTCGACCTTGATGTTGTGATTCTTGATTAGCAGGATCAGACCCATTTCAGCGTTCTGCAGGCGGTACTGATAGCCGGAGTCGCGACCGATACGGCCCTTGGACCATTCGTAGCCGGCGAACTCGACCACATCCACCGACAGGTCAAACAGCGCCATGACTTCCGGCCGGAGCTTGCCGTTGTACAACTGCCGCACCGTATCCACGCCGCAACGCAGAATGCGCACGCCTGACAGATCGGTGAATTGAGCCGTGGTGTCGTCGAAGAACAACCGCCCTTTCGGGCTTTCCAAGACCTGACCGTCCGACTCGATACTGACGCGAATTTGATGGCTGATTTTCTTCATCTTTAACGATCCAAATTGGTACGAATTGAAACCGCAATAGGTGGCTTATCTGACGTGTTACAGGGGCGTCGGCCGCGCCTTCGGCCTATCGCTCATGCCTTGCGCTCCCGGCCGGCGGCGCGGCCCGCCCCTCATGGCGGCACCCCTACCGCCGCTAGCGCCGTCATCACCGTCCACCAGTGATGCAGCGCCCAGCCCATCGCCACCGGAACGAGGAATTCCCAATCGATCATTTGTGCCTCCAGGGCCGCGAGGCATATTCGGAATCGGGGACGATGGTCAGCGGCGATTGGCCCCTGGCCGGTGCGTCTGCGGACGCGGCGACAGGCGCTGCCGGAACGACGCTGGCCACCGCGCCGGGCTGCCTCCCGGTACAGGTGACGGTCTGTTTCCACTCCTCATAGCGAAGCTCTACGACGCACTCGCCCTTGGGCGTTACCCGGTAGCCGGAGCCGATCAGTTGCCAACTGGTGAGTTCCAGGCGCCGGCCCGTGGGATCGTCCAGGGCGAACATGTAAATGTCGCCCCGCGACTTGCGGTAGGCGTGGGCAAGGATGGAGATCCGCCGATCGGCGAAGGGATGGGCGTTCAGATCAACAGGCGCAGCAGCAGGCCCATCAGGTACAAGCCCAGGAGGAAGAAAGCTATTCGCAGCAGGACGCGTTGGAGCAGCCACAGCAGCGGGCGCAGCAGGGGCTTGAGCAGGGTCGCCAGGAGCGTCGGCAGGTGTCGCAGCAGCCGGAGCGCCAATCGTGCGCAGAGGCCCCATATACCAGACAAAGCCAATAGTGCCGGCCAGCAATGCCAGTAGAAGAACCAGCTTAGGCGACCGGAAGAGGCTCTTGCCCGCCTTGGTGTCTTGGGTCTTGCCGGTGGCCGTGGACTGGTAGAGGGCGAAGGTCTGCTTTCGGATTCGCTTGTATTCGATGATGGTGCCATCGGCGGGCGGACGGTTGAGTTGGGCGTCATGCTGGGCCTCCTTGTAGCGGCCAGGGATGCCGATCACCGCGAGGTTGGAATGCTTGTAGGCCATCTCGCAGGTCATGCGGATGTCGTCGCGGATGTAGGAGATGTTCGGCGTGGTGAGGACGATGTCCCAGTTGAAATGCCGGTGCCGGGTCCAGGCGTCGAGCCAGCCCATGGGACGGTCGGCGGCGTGGGCCGCTTCCGGTCCACCGGGGTAGTCGAAACGCTCGAGGTCTTTTTCCCGCCAGGACTTGGGAAACAGCAGTTGGGTTTCGTCGAAGATCAGGAAGGCCCCGCGGGGCGCCCACTGAAACCACGTGCGCATCTTTTCGAGGTCTTCCAGCGACTCCAGATCGAGGTTGATGATCTCCGCCGTGTTGGGCAGGTCCGGAAAGACCTGATAGGCCCGCTCCAGGGTGAAGCCGCGCACGTTGGTGATGATCACCCGTCCGTCTTTCAGCGCGGGCACGGCGTCATCCTGGATCGCGCCGGAGGTCTTGTAGGAGCCATTGGGGCCGTGATGGATCTTGATCGACACGGATCACCTCCCAATGAACGGCACGAAGCGCATGCAGAAGCGCGTCGCCGCCGCGACCATGATGATGTTCAACGCCTGCGGCACGCCGAAGAAGGCCAGCCCCGCCGCAATCGGCCCCGGCAGCGCGGCATACATGCTGCGGATCATCTGCGGCACGCCGAGGCTGTCGATCAGTTCGCGGGCGGCGGTGTAGCTGACATCGATCAGCAGGATCAGGGTCTGGAGCGCGGCGTACATCGACGCCTTGGTGGCGACCACCAGTCCGTCGCGCACGAAGTCATAGATGCCTTGGGCGAAGAAATCCCAGATCCACTGGAAGAAGGCGATGATCTGATCGAGAAAACCGGAGAGCCATTCCATAGGGTCAGTCCTTCAGCAGAATGAGGGCGGCGATCAGCGCGGCCATCAGCAGCAGCGCCACGCGCAGGCTGGAGAGTTGGCCGGCGTAGTCGGAGATACAGAGGGAGTAGGACTTGCCCCAAATGGTCATGGACTCGCAGGGCAGCTGCCCGCCGCCTTCCGCCAGGTTGAGGTCGAAGGCGCCCTTCATCTGATCGACGTTGGCCTGTAGTGGTCTACTGATCCCGGACACCGATTTAGGCGAAAATCCTCGCCGTGAGAGAGGTGTCTGATGAGCAAGCAACGACGTACGTTTTCCGCCGAGTTCAAACGAGAGGCCGCGGCCCTGGTGTTGGACCAAGGCTACAGCCATATCGACGCCTGCCGTTCGCTGGGGGTGGTGGATTCGGCCTTGCGCCGTTGGGTGAAGCAGCTCGAGGCGGAGCGCCAGGGTGTGACCCCGAAGAGCAAGGCGTTGACGCCTGAGCAGCAAAAGATCCAGGAGCTGGAAGCCCGGATCAACCGGTTGGAGCGGGAGAAAGCGTTATTAAAAAAGGCTACCGCTCTCTTGATGTCGGACGAACTCGATCGTACGCGCTGATAGACCAGTTGAGTGAGCAGGAGTCGGTGGAAGTGGTCTGTTCAGCTTTCGATGTGGCGCGGTCTTGCTACTACGTCCACCGTCTTCGACGGCGGCGTGTCGATGCTCGCCGCGTGGCGCTGCGTAGCCAGGTCAACCAGTTGTTCAGCCAGAGTCGGGGCTCGGCCGGCAGCCGCAGCATCCTGGGCATGCTGCGCGAAGAGGGCGTGACCATCGGCCGTTTCCGAGTGCGTAGGTTGATGCGTGAGCTGGGCCTGGTCAGCAAGCAACCGGGCTCGCACGCCTACAAACAGGCCACGGTTGAGCGGCCGGATATCCCGAATCGGCTGAACCGCGAATTCGCGACCGAGCATCCCAATCAGGTGTGGTGTGGCGACATCACCTACGTCTGGGCGCAAGGCCGTTGGCACTACCTGGCCGCGGTGCTGGATCTGCATACCCGGCGGGTGATCGGCTGGGCGTTCTCGGCCAAGCCGGATGCCGAACTGGTGATCAAGGCCCTGGACATGGCCTACGAACAGCGCGGCAAGCCACAGCAGGTGCTGTTCCATTCAGACCAGGGCAGCCAGTACGCCAGCCGCCTGTTTCGGCAACGGCTCTGGCGCTATCGGATGCAGCAGAGCATGAGTCGCCGAGGGAATTGCTGGGATAACTCGCCGATGGAGCGCCTGTTCCGCAGTCTGAAGTTGGAGTGGGTCCCGTCAACGGGTTACCTGACGGCGCAGGAGGCCCAACGGGACATCAGTCATTACTTGATGCACCGCTACAACTGGATCAGGCCGCATCAATTCAACGACGGGTTACCACCTGCAGTGGCCGAAGAAAAACTCAACCCACTGTCCGGGATGGGTTGACCACTACAGCCTTCACCTTGGTCTTGAGTTCTTGCTTGGCTTCCTCGACCTTCTTTTCCCAGGTGGCGATGGCGTCATCCCAGGTGCCGGGCGTGGGCTCCTTGAGTTCGCCGCCGGGGCCTTCGGGGCCGGTGGAGCAGTTCTCTTTCGCCGGGTCGCATGTACCGTTGCCATCGCCGCCCGTGCCGCTGCCGTCACCGTCGCCGCTACCCTCGCCCCCGCCGTTGCCGTCCCCTCCCCCGCTGCCGTCGCCGCCATTGCCGGTGCCACCGTCATTGCCGCCGCCGTTGTTGTTTCCACCGCCATTGCCATCGCCGCCACCGTCGCCATCACCCCCCGGCGTGGTCGGGTCGGTTGGATCCGTGGGATCGGTCGGGGTCTTGACGCAGGTAGTCCCCGACCACGACCAGCCGGGCGGGCAGCCGGGATCGTTCGGGTCGGAGGGATCGGTGTTCGGGGTGTCGGGTGGGTTCAGCGAATCGCCGGTCTGCGCGAAGGTGTAGGAATCGGCACCGCAATTCTGTCCGGTGCCCTTGAGGATGTAATTGCAGAAGCCGGTCGTGGTGGAGCCTTTGACCAGATAGCAACTGGCCGGGCTGGGGTTGCCGCCGTACTCGCAGCTTTGATAACAGGCGCTCGGTGCGCCGCCGTCGCCGACATAGTTCCGCCCGCCCGAGGTGACAACAGGCGAGTCCGGGCCCTTGGCCGGAAACAGTTCGCCTTCCTTGCACTCTTCGGGCGGCGGCTTGCAGGCGCCATCGGCCGGATCGAGCTCTTGCTCTGGAGGGCAGCTATCACCAGTCAAGATGGCAGTCTTCGTCTGCCAGGTGATTCCGCCAGTACCCGAAACACTGCACTGAACTTCCTTGTAGCTCAGTTTGTTGATTTCCTTTAGCCAGTTGGCCGACGTGTTATCGAAGTAGTACTGGCACGCCGCCGTATAGGATGGAAAGAAGGCCGTGGGCTTTCCGGGGATGGAAATCTGCCATTGGTAGAAGTCCGCGTTCGCCAAGGAATGCCACAGCAGCGAGACCAGCAGACCCAGCAGCGAAAGAAGTCGGCCAAGGCCGGAACGTGCGTTGTTACTCATCCAGTCACCCATGAAAAAGCCCCCTGCCGGAAACTCCGGAGGGGGCTTCCGCCTCGGTCTGTTCGGTTAGAAGAATTCGCCGGTCCGGTACCCGGTGATGAAGGCGCCGGCGAAGAACGCCCCCAACCACACCGACCAGAGCACCCGTTACGCCTTGCGCAACATGCTGTAGATCAGGCCGGCGACGGCCAGGATCACCAGGGCGCCGACGATGTAGCCGCCAATGGCCTTCATATCGCCCTGGCCATCGGTGATCGCCGATTCCACCGCGCTGGTGTCGATCACCCCGGCGAAGGCCGGCAGCGAGGTCGCGGCGGTGACGGAACCGGCAATGCACAGGTTGCGGAACGAGCCGACCGGGCTGAACTTGGCGATGCGTTGCTTGATTGCTTTCATGGTGTTTCCTCTCTACTTGGCTTTACGAAGAAGTGACGCGACCCAGCCAATCAAAAGCCCCGTCACGAACGATCCCAGGACGCCAGCGGCACCGATGCCGAAGGCTTCCGGGGAGAAACCACCGTTGACCAGGATGTCCACGTATCCAGCGGCCTCGGGCGGAATCAGGTAGGCCTGTTGCCATGCGAGTTCGCGACACGCCATGAAGCCCTCGGGAGTCGAGGTCCACGCGGTACACACCTGCACAGCGACAACGCCTGACATAGCGATCAGTCCTCAAACAGCCAGGGAGGCCGCTAGGCCGTCGATCCAGCCCCAGGCGTAGCCGGTGGCCAGACCTACCGCGAACAGCGAGAGATAGCGGAGCATCGCGGCCTCCTACGGCTTACGCCTTGGCGTCCGGAGACTTGTCTTGTTTGTCCTGGCCCTGCGGCTGCTGGGCCGGGCGCGGGGCTTGGGCCTGTGCTTGCGGGCGGGCCGGGGCTTGGGCGGTCGGCGCCATCGGCTTGCCGCCCACGGCCAGCAGATCCACGAGGACCTGGGTATTGGTGATCCGACCGAAACGGTCTTGGGTCGGGCGGACCACGCTGGCGAACTTGCAGAGCACCGGCTGGCCTTCGAAGACGATGGCGTCCAGCAGGGTCGGCTCGATGTTGTATTCGCTGATCTCGAAGCCCTTGGCGTTGCCACGGGCGCCTTCCGGGATCGGGGCGATGGATTGGACCGAGGCGTAGATTTCCCCGGTCTTGGTCGAGGTATAGGTGTCGGTCTTGGTGACCCACAGTTCGACGACGCCGCCTTGGGTTGCAAACATGTTCATCGGTGTTTCTCCTTCATTTCGCCTTTTTCGGCGTGAGTTGTCCCGCTGCTGCAAATTCGGCTGTTTCGCCTTCATTCAGCGGTGTTGGGTGAAAGTGATGTGTGGGGCGATCCCTTCTGGGCTCTATTCGCTAGCGAACCAAGCCAACCACGGGTGTTCGTCTCGGCCCATCCGGGTAACGATCCCTATCGCAACGTCGTCGCCGACGGCCAAGGGGAACGCTTCCCCTTGGAACCCGCAGAGCAACACCAAGGGCTCTGCCCTTGTCATCCCGCTCTTGCCGCCGAGGGCTCGGGAGCGCGGGGCGGAGAAGCTGCCCCACACTCCCCAGCGGAGGCTGTTTCAGGGGGGAGGCGTTCAAGGGTGCGCTCCGCCCGTGCTTCCGTTCGCCGGAACGGTAAAGCTGTTCCGACGAGCCGGGAGCGCGGCCCTTGACCGGATCGGCCACGGTGCGGGCGGCCCGGATCAGGCAGAGCAGGAGCAGCGCTTTCAGGGTGTTAGCGAGCATGGGTCAGCCCTCCAGTTGGAATGCTTCGCGCACGGGCACAAAGGGCGTGGGTTTCCCGCTGTCGTACACAACGTGCCAGTACTTCGGCGGACGCCGGGACGGGTCGTGTTTCGCGCAGAAGGAACGGGGACGGCAGAGCCAGCGGCCATCTTCCAGATAAGGCAGCCCAGGGGACCGGCAGTCCGGACACGGCGACGGGCTGTGCAATGGGATGACCTGCCTTGCGGACCAGCACACAGAGCAGGCGCAGTCCGGGGCGTGGGGTTGGTGCAAGTAATTCGGAGACGACATGGTCAGCTTCCTCCTTATCTTGGCGAGCACGACCCCAGGCGAGAGCCTCAACCCGCAGGTCGGTCAGATAGGATTCTTCCGGCTGAGAGAGGTAGCCGGCGTCCATGAGGCCATCGATCAACATCAGGGCGCGGTCGAAGGGTTCGCTGGGATGCTCCGCCGCGTGCAACAGATAGCCCTCAAGGAAGCTCAGCAACGCGTTAATCGGGTTGCTCGACAGAACGCGCGCTACCTCAACGCCTTCAAAGCTCTGCTCAACACGGAAGACCAGTTCGGCATTCAGGGAACGCATAGAGGCCCTGGCAGCCTGTTCAACCCGAGCGCGAAGAGCTGGAGGCATACGGAGCTTGAATTGCGGATCAGTGCGGCTCATGCCGTCCATTCCTGTTCCAACAGCCAGTTGCGAAGCAGCGCGCTATTCACCATGCGCAGCTTTCCGAGCTTCACGGACGGCAGTACGCCCCGGTAAACCCAGGCGCGGGCGGTCCCGTAACTGATGCCGTTACGCTCCGCCCACCGTTCGATGGACTCCACATCCTGTTGCGGCCCTATCAGGGCACCGGGGTTAAGCTCTTCCAGTTCCATGCTCATTCCGTCACTATTCGTGGCATTAGCAAAGCTCATCTATGGATATAGTCCATATGTACATTATCCATAAATCGAGAATTATGACAATAGTACATAATGGTATTTATCAATGGCTGAAGGCATGGCCAATAGAGCGCTTCAATTGCTTGATCAGACCAGCTTGAAAGAGTTGGCAGAGGTCAATAGCAAGGACTACGTCCGCTGGCAGAGTATTAAGAGAGGTAGGGCGAGAATTGGCGCAGAAGAGCTAGAACAGTTGGGGAAAATCTATCCCCAGTATCGCTGGTGGCTCATGACCGGAGAAGTTATGCCTGAAATTGGGCAAACTAGTCCGTCCTATGACGAAGCCAATCGAAACTTGCCCAATCAAAACGCGGGATAGCGATCACTAGAAAAGTAGCACTACGATGGTACGCCCTACGGACAGAAGGCAAGAAATGAAAGCAGACAGGGACGATGCGCCGGAACACTTGAAGAGAAAGCGGAACCAGAGCATTGGTAAATGGACGCTTGCAATTGCTCTAGGACTAGGACTTTCAGGATTGGCTTCACACATGGCAGGAAACAAACTCTCTTCCCTTCCAAAACCACAACCCAGCCAACCCTCTAACTTTGAGAAACCTGCTCACACCCCTAACAATAACACTCCCCAAAACCAGCCCCAAAAGACATCAGAAGAAATTTTTTGGGAAAGTGTGAATGCACACAATTATCAACAGAGCCAGCCTAAGCAGACTGTTTATAACGATAGTAATTACAGGCGGCAAAAACCGGCCAACACCTACACACCGTCAGCACCCCATCGAGTAGTATCTGCGCCCCAGCAAACACGGCAGCGCCAAACCAATCGAGCAAGCCGCAAACGAACCTCTAAGTGGATCAAAAGCTGGAATGGGGGTACAAACTACCTAGCAGAATGGCTATCCGTAAACAATCACATAGATGGCTCCAGTGTCTGCGCCAATCACCGACGCGGCTCAATCGACTACCGCGAGTGTCGTAAGGCTGCCAAGCAGCACTTCCATGAACAATGCAGAATCTGGCGTGCGCGTTATGACAATGACCGAAAAGTAAGCAGTGATCGAATGAAGACGCGTTACTGCACTGCGGCAAGCAGCTTCAACCCAATGGGATAATCTAATTAAAATAACGCCATTACAACCAGCAGAAATATTATACCAAGCCTACTTATAGCTGAGCCTCGTAATATGACCTCTGACGCACCTCCGAATTTTGGCGGAATGCTTCACTCGCCACCAACGGAAGACCGCAACTTCTTGGATCACTATTTCTCCAGCATCTACAACAAGCTGGAGGCAGACGCGTTACTGTTTAATCGCAAGCTGCCGCATGCTGGTCTCGTCGGATCCGAGAACGAAATTGCTATTGCTGGAATTATACGCGAGTTTCTGCCGCCGAGATTCGGTGTTGAGGTCAATGCATTAATAATTGACCGACATGGAAAGGTCAGCAAACAGGCCGATATCGTTATTTACGACGCTGAAAGACAGGCTAGCTTCTTCCGCAAGGTCTATCCCGTTGAAATTGTGTACGCAGTTATAGAAGTAAAAACCTCTATGTCATCCACAGAGGCAAAGGTTGCACTGGAGAATCTCGTCTCTGTCTCGGACCTTGAGTTTCGGCCAGCTCTCACGCCTTATTGGGAGACCAAAACGCGGGAAGAGCAAATTCACCATTACCCACCAGCGCTGTACGCATTTGCTTATCGCACCGACTGCCAGTCATTCGAAACCTTCGCCCGGTGGTTCGATTGGCAGTATTTATTTCGTGGCGTCAAGCTGCGTGACGCAGCACCAAAATACCCCGAGATCCGCGTCATCCGCGCATGCGCACTTGATCAGGGTGTCATCCATATGGCAAGTACCAATGGTTATGTGCAACGCTGGGTTGCCGTTGCTACTGATGCAGGAATCACGCGAGCCTTTCAGACGAAAGTTCAAGGACAGACTGTTCTTGTTGATCCAGCCAAGTCTCTGTTCATGTTCTTGCAGCGCCTCTGGTTTGATCTTGAGAGCCACGCCCTTCACCCGGGATTTGATATCCGCTCTTACATGAGTACCGTGCTCGGAACCGCAATTGAAGTACCGAACGAGCTCATTTACACAAACGATAAAGGTGAATAGGGGTTACTTCCTTGCTATAAACGTCCGCTTTTGGCCGGTTAGCGACGGGCTGACTCCGGCCGTCGCTATGCCTGGCCAAACCTCCGTCTGCTCTGCCATCTCCAAGGCGTCATCGACCTCAATGCCAAGATACCGAACGGTGCTCTCAAGCTTTGTATTATTGAGTAGAAAGTGAGCTCAACTCTGTTACGGCTGCCGGTCGGATTGAGTCGACTTCAGATGGTTCCAGCAGACAACTATTAGTGGAAAGCAACCGGTAGTGAGCGATAACTACCGGCCAGGTGGCGGGTATTTAGAGTAGAAAAAATAAATCTGACCTATTTTTTGGTAGGCCAGCGCCGCTTGATTACACAGACTCTAGCCTTCTCCACTCATAGCCCGAACAGCGCGCTGCATCGTGGCGGTGTCGACACCCGGTTGGCTTTGAAGCTGCTTGTAGATTCCATACTTATAGGCGAGATCCACAACCATAAATCGTGCATCCGCAGGCGGGGTTAGGTAACGCGGCAAGACGTCTTCTTGTAGTTTCATTCCGGCGTGTGCTACTTGATGAAGCCTCATCAAGAACCCTACTAGGCTGTCTTTCCCCCAACCTTCATAAAACCACCCAGTCTTGTTTGGAAATCCTTCCATATTCCAAGGATTCAGAGAATTATCGACAAAGTTTGAGAATACACACACGTCGTTTACTACAACGAAATCGGCTTGATCTATTGGATCGATGCCACGCTCTTGGTAAAACTCCAATATCTCAAACCCAGTTTCGATTGGAGAGGCTTTGCACTGCATGGAGAAAACACCAAAGGGCACCCGCCTCGCCCACTCCGACATTGGATGATGCTTACGAAAAAGCAAGGTGGTTGCACGTCGCAACTTCTTGACTGTTAGCCCCTGTTCAAGTGCCCGATGAAGTTCGGCCTTATCAGCGATATTCGGCTTGACCTCAACGACGGAGTCCACGCCCTCTGCCAGCAACAGGCTGAACTTATCTCGAGCGCTCACCGTGTATGGATGGTTTGGGGCGCAGATGACGCAGTCGATGGATGCGGCGATGCTGCCAAACGAATCGCGGACTTTC